GTTTCTCTCAAGAGCAATGACACAATCAGACAACTGCGCTATGCTTTGTGAGCCTCTAAGGTGGCTAAGAGATACCTCGATTCCATTCTCGTGCCCCTTGTTACCATCCACTCGCCTTAGATGAGACACAAGTATAATACCTGCGCCAGTTTCTTCGACAAGACTTCGCAGCCGAGTCATCACATTGTCAATGGTACGTCGTTCATCACCATCTGTTATAGCCGAGACTAACATGGAGATGTGATCGAACACTATCCACTTACACTCCAAGCCGATTATAAAATAGCGCAGCTTAGAAAATATCTCTTCAACATCATTGGTTCCAAAATGTGAATGGATAAAAACCCTATTCTCATTCTCCCCCTTGTGAAGTATCTCCAGATATTTATCTATCTCCTCTCTAGAGTATTGCTCTCGTATCTGATCAATATATAACTTAGCATTAGCCTCAATAGAAAGTAAGCCATCAACCGTATGATACTTATTTTCTTCTAAGGCAATAATACCAACGTTATCCTTAGTTGCTTTTATTAACCAGTGCTCAAGCTCTCTAGTCACCGACGTTTTACCTAAGCCTGTGCCGCCTGTCAACGATACAAGTTCACCTTGGCGTAGACCGTACAGCTTTTTGTTTAGTCCCGCCCAAGGATAAGGAACTGATTCCTTCTTCGGTCGGTTGTGATACTCATCTTTAATAAACTCCGTGACATTTATCACACCGCTAGGCGTGTAGATCTGCGCTTCCCAAAAAGATCGCATGAATAGCTTCTGCTGGTTCTGCCTAAGCATATCATTAGGATCTTTGTAGCCTTCGGGGAAGGTCATTATCTTTGCAGACCCCGGCCTTAGCAGTCGTGCTACCTTTCTCGCAGCCTCCTGTCCCGGCTTGTCTGCATCAAAGGCTATTACGATGGTCTCAAAAGTTTCTAAGAACTCCAGAGATTCTTTCACATCCTTAACTGCGCCTGCCGCCCCACTTTTAATGGACACCACCGGCCACTTGCTGCCTAGCAGTTCATAAGCAGCCATTGCATCACACTCGCCCTCGGTTATGGTAATGTACTTACCACCAACCTGAACAAACTGCTGACCGAATAGGCCAGTGTCTGTCGCAGGGCCAACCCAAGTAAAGTACTTCTCATGGACATGCCGTACCTTATGTGCTACCGCCTCATTCGCTATGAAGTAGGGGTAGTAGTGCTGCGTCGGTTGCCCGTCACTGTCTACAAGAATCCTTACGCCGTAACGCTTTGCGGTTGCTTCTGATATTCCACGGTCAAGGAGTGGGCCAAAGATTCCTGCCCCACGATCAACCGTTATCTTCGTTGGTGTGGTTCCCTTTCTTTTTGAGTAGTCCGTTCGGCTTATGATCACATCAACATCTGGAAAGTCTTTGCGTAAGTCATTCGTTGTATAGTTACAACTAAAACAAACGGCAGACCAATCCTCATTGATGGCAAAGCAGCCCTTGTGTTCGCACTTAGGGCACGAGCGGTGTGTGTATTTAAACTTCCTATTCTTCTGAGTCTCCGTCGTCATCGTCTGCACTGTCAGTACCCTCTTTGGTTTCGATGATTGCTTCTGTTGTAAGTGCGTTCTGTATCAAGGTATTAAATTGTACGCCTGCTGCCTGAAGAACAGAGAGCCTCTTGTTTAATCCTTGGACCTCGCCATTAACTTCTACGAGAAGCGCGAATGCTTGTTGCGCCTCTACCTCTAATGCTCGGACATCATATGTGGCCTCTTCAGTTCCATAGACCCAAGAGGGCTGTTCCTGTACCACTTCTTCTGCATTACTATCTACCATAATTAAAACTCCACTGCTGCCATATCAAACTCGCCACCGTTTTCTTGGGCGTACTCAACAAGCTCCACTAGCTGTACTGCTACTAGCTCTGCTCGCTGAATCATGCCACCGCCACCAGACTTATAGGTTGAGTGTCTCCACATAACCTTAACACGCGATCCATTACCAAGCGCCACATCAATAGGATTGTTTTCCATATCGACTAGCTTAGGCTTCGGATTAGGATTTCCATCTTTGCGGAATGCAAAGCGTTGGAACACTATCACTGGATCAGGCGTGAACTTCTTCTTGCCTGCCGGATGGAGGCCAATGTAGCCTTGGCTTTCAAATAGATCGAAGACATCATCGCTCACCGCGAGATTGATTTCGTACATCGTCCTGCCAAAGGCTTCGTTGGGGACCAAGATGTGTGGATAGAAGGCGGTGCCCTCTACTACTTCTGGAATCCCATTGATCTCTGTTGCCATAGGTCTTTTCTCCTTAATTTTTCTAGACATAATGCTACACGAAGTGCTACTCTATGTCAAGCCTTAGTTTTAGTTCACAGTTATTTACTGCCTCATCAACTGTCCATTCTAAAGCAGAAGCGTATCTTGCTACTGCCTTGCGTAAGTTTATGGGACCACCACCAACTACCTCAATATTTTCTGTAGTCCCATCAGTATTTATATTAAAAGTCGCTCCGAATAGGTAGCTGCCTGTGTCGGCCATCCTCCCCATTGCCCTTGTTAGTATCCTTCTAGCTTTGTCTGCATTGTCAGGCTTTATTGGGCACTCTGCTGTGTCTTCCTCTGTCTCTTCTATATCTACCACTAGTGTAGGAGGTGGTATGTGTACAGGAGGCAAAGTAATCTGAAGTGGCGGGAGAATCTCTACCTCTTCTGCTGTAGTTACCGCCAGAAAATCTATATCATTCTGTGTTTGTTGTAACGTCAGCCTAGTATCTGCCACAAGTCCTGATAGGTCAGCTATCTCACGGTGGATGGCATCAACCTCATCCCTCATGGAGACTCCTAAGCTTTGTTCAGTCCACTCTACTGTTTCTCTTAGAGACCTGTCCGTATCAGCTACAAGGCTACGAGTGTCATCCTCAGAGGAAGCTATCCTATCCTCTAACTCCTGAATGTCCTCAAGCAAACCCTGTTGAAGTATTTTATTTACCTTGACAGTCTCAAGTAGCTCCCCCTGTAAGGCACCTATCTCTCGTTCGTGCGTGTCTAATGCATCCGAGTGCATACCAAACCAAATGAGAGTGCCGTAGATTGAAGCAACCACAAGCGTCACCAATGTTCCAATGCCAATTCGTTTTATATTCATGTCCCATCTCCGTGTATAAATGGATTGAAGATGTCTTCGTAGAAGCGGTAGTCTATGCCTTCTCCAGCCTTTACAAAGAGATCATTACCTTTTTGTAGAACAACTTCCAAAGTCATCTTATCCTTATACATCATGCTGGCATACTTGGACTTCTTGAATCGTTCGTACTGTTCCTTCGTAAATCTATATACATCATCCATCTTTACCACTCCGCTAAGTATTCAATGAATTGAATTAATAATTCATATAGTTCACTGTCTGTGTCGTTGTTGAGAATCTCCCAATGTTGAGGAGGAAAGGCTCGCTTATCTTTTAACTCCCCCTCCACAAAATCTATAAAGCGATGAAGAATTTCTTTCTTAGGTGTGCGCGTACCCATTGATAACACCCATGCCCTCGCCCAAAAGTCTTCAACTATCTCATTAAAGCTATCTTCTGTTGTGATCTCACTCATCTTTTACTTTCCTCCAAGCCTCATTGAATAGGCAGAGTCTAACATGACCGTCCTCTCTTTGATATGCAAACTGCGCCGAAAGCATTTGAACTACCTCACCCTCATACACACCAAAGACCGTCGTATGTTCTATCCTGTCTCCGAGTTTAGGTTTCTTTGTCTTCGCCATCCTTCTTATGTTTCTCCTTGCGAATGTACTTCGTTCTGTCCTTGTGTGGACCGCCCTTATTAAACCTTCGTACATACTTAGCTACGAAGTTTCTTTTCTTCGGAGCCTTATTATTGCACACTTCTATTCCCCCTGTCAATAGGAAGAGGGGCGAGCATTTCTACCCGCCCTCTCATACCAAACAACTGCCCCCCTAGTATGTTCACCCTTTACGCTGCCAATCTAGCTCGCGCTGTCTCTCGTACTCTCTCGGACCTACGAACTTTGATCGCCTCAATGTTCGCAGTAGCAGTCTTCTTGCCTGCCGGAGCATGAGTCGCCCAATGCGTCAGCGTATTGTACACCGCCCACTCGTTCTGACCAAGGTGCTTGCGCTCATCGGTCGTATACTGCTGCCACAGATACATCAAGGCTCTGTTGCGGTACACCTCTGGCTCTTCAAGCAACTCAGAGATTGAAAGGCTTGCACTTCGAGCAGATACAAACTTGCAATTTGCAGCCTGAGCAAACGTCAAGAAGGCAGACCTGTCGTTGACTGCTTCCTCACGCCATCGACCCCAACGCTCTGACTCTCGATTGTATGTATCAAGCACCGTACCAATCTTGCGTACTGCATGGCCTATGTCCAGACTAGGTGTATGCTTTGACTTGTACAGGCTGAAGCCATCAATGGCTACCTGTGTATTCAAACAAATCATACGAACTGCACCTACCTCCAGAAAGAAGCACCATGTACCGTCGAAGCTAGAGTATGCCGATACTTGCAAGGCAGACTCATCGCCAGCACCAAGGTCAACGGTATAAGACGGAAGCGTATATACTGCATAGGCTCTAGCACCTTCATGCGATTCTGCCATGCGCCTATCAAGGCCTGTCAGATCTAACCCTGAGTTAATCAGGATACGCTCTGCCGCCTTCCATGCGTCGGTGTACTGCGCCATCTTATAACGTGAACCAACCACATTCAAAATCTGATTGTTATCAGTACGATATAAGACCTTTCTCGTATCATCCTTATGGACCCCTCTACTAAAACCACTGCTAGTAAATTCAACGGGTGCAGAAGCAACCTCGAAATTACCAGCCGTATAGGGTCCAAGATCTTCAACGATCCTAGCATTTGTATTCGCCTGTAATCTTAAATCAACAACTGTCATTAGCTTTTCCTCTTATAAGCCTTTAGAAATCTTATAAGGCTAACAAGTATAAAGTATTAAATGTATTATATGATCTAATACTATCTCTTGTTAGCCTATAAAGATATATTATAACACAACCCCATCCACAAAGATAGCCTCAAACTCATCTTCCATTATATCTCCATCATTTCTCCATACTTTAGAGTTGTTCTCAAGCCTCGCTTGCTGCTCAAGCTCATCATCTACATCGTAGAAGTTGCCTGTCCAGTACGA